TGCGGCTGAGATTATGTTACGGGCGGTGCGTCAGAGGCCCAGCCCCAGAGATGGGATTAGATATTCTCGGTTTGTGATTGTTAGAAATACTTATCCTGAATTGAGAACAACGACGATTAAGACTTGGCAAGAGTTGTTTCCAGAGGATGTTTGGGGTGGAATGCGCTGGCAACCGCCTATTTCGCACCATATTCGGATTCCGACGAGAGAGGATATTCCGGGCATTGATTGCGAAGTGATCTTCATGGCCCTTTCTTCTCCGCAAGATGTACGGAAACTGTTGTCATTGGAGCTTACGGGGGCTTGGGTGAATGAGGCCAGAGAGTTGCCGAAAGCTGTAATTGATGGTTTGACGCACAGAGTTGGGCGATATCCGACAAAAGCGGATGGTTCTCCGACATGGTACGGCATTTGGATGGATACGAACCCGCCTGACAATGACCATTGGTGGCATGAGTTGGCAGAGAAAAATCCGATTGGTGGTGCCTATCCGTGGACGTTCTTCAGACAACCCGGCGGTGTTTTGGCGGTGGATGGGAAAGATGTGCCGGAAAATCCAGAGGCGCAGGGCCATGTGTTTTCTGGGGGCAAATGGTGGAAAACCAATGAGGATGCGGAGAATAGAAACAATCTGCCGCCCGGATACTACCAACAGCTTCTCGGCGGAAAGAATGCGGATTGGATCAGGTGCTATGCGCAGGGAATGTACACGTTTGTGCAAGAGGGGCGTCCGGTCTGGCCAGAGTATGACGATGAATTGATGAGCGGTGATGTTGAGGTTGATCCGTATTATCCTATGCAGATTGGCGTTGACTTTGGATTAACACCGGCAGCGATCTTTGGGCAGAGAACACAAGCAGGGGCGTGGCGGATCTGCGATGAGCTTGTAACATTTGACATGGGCCTTGAACGGTTTGGTCAGGAAATGATGGCATTGATTGCTCAGAAATATTCTAAGCATGATATCCTGATCTGGGGCGATCCGGCGGGGAATAAACGGGATGAGATTTACGAGGTTACAGCCTTTGACCATCTCAGATCACTTGGTTTCAAAGCACAACCAACAGAAAGCAATGCGTTTCAAGTCAGACGCGAAGCCGGGGCAAGTCCTATGGGGCGGTTGATCAATGGTAAGCCTGGGCTGATGGTGGACAAGAAATGCCTGAGATTGCGCAAATCTCTAAGCGGTGGATACTTTTTCAAGCGTCAAAGCATGGGCGCTGGGCAAGATCGATTTAAAGATACGCCGGTGAAGAATGACCATTCACACTGTGGGGATGCGTTTGGATATCTTATGCTGGGTGGCGGTGAACAAAGACGACTGCGCCGGGGAACATATGGGAATGGCTTCTCAGCACAAAGCTACTCCGCTGAAACGGAGTTTAATGTATTCTAATGGGCCTGATACAGCTACCAACATTCAAAATGCGGACGGATGAACAAATTGTTCCGCTGACACTCAATCATCTCTATAGTATTAAACTCGGACCACACGAACAAGAATACGCCAAGCATATTCCAGATTATTTGGATTATGTTTGGGATCACTCTGAACTTGGATGGTCTTGGACCGGGATTGGACGTGGCCGCGTTGTTTGTTGTTTTGGAGTAAGAGATTTTTGGCCAGGCGTAGTCGAAGCCTGGTTTCTCCCAGGAGAAGGCATGAATGATCATGTTAGATCGATTTTAATAGGCGCAAGAGCAATATTAAACAATGTGATGTCTGATAACGATATCAGACGTATGCAAATCTGTGTAAAAGTAGACAATCAACCCGCATTAAGGTTTGCTAAAGCACTACAGTTTGAGGTAGAGTGCAAGCTAAGAAAGTACGGTCCAGAGGGGGCCGACTATTATTCTATGGCGAGGTTTGACTAATGGGCGGACTGTTTGGCGGAAAAAAGAAATCGAAACCGGCTCCGGTAGTCGAGAAAGAAGTGGCGGCTGAAAAAGCACAAGAACGTCAGGAAGAGCGTGTAACAGCGCAAGAAAAGACGGAATCACAAGCAGCACAACAACGGCGGCGGATCCGTAGATCTGGCGGAATGCGATTGTTGTTCTCTCCATTGCGACAAGAAGGGCCGGGTGGCCAGATGAAAACCAAACTAGGCGGTGATTAAGATGGTTACTCGCCCCAGGTCTTACACAGATGCCATTACGAGAAAACCAGCAAAAGATTTAAAAACGCTTGGTTCTAACATTTTGTCAGACATTCAAATGGGGCTGGGCTTCAAAGAAAAAACATCTGACTATCAAGCAAGAACTCGCCGCACTAGAGATCGTATGGCTGCTGAAAGAGAAAGAAAAAAAGCCAGTGGTGGAGGCGATAGAAAGCCAGCAAAAAAAGTTGCTCCGCAAAAAACACCGGAGCAAATAGCCAAAGAAAAAGAACGGGCAGAAGGTCAAGAGCGCCGTAAGAAATTTGAACAAAAGCGCGGTAAATTTGTTGCAAAACGCCGTGCGCTGTTGAGGAACATTATGAATGACTAAAATCAAGAATGATGAAAGAGTTTATCGCAAGGTAATGGCTGTTGAAGAACCTAAGCCAGAACCTCAAAAGAAATCAGCGCCTAAAAAGAAAGCAAAATCTGGTGGTAAAAAAAGCGCATCAAAATCCTAAAGGTGGACTGAACGCTGCTGGACGCGCTTACTTCAAGCGCAAAGAGGGATCTAATCTAAAGCCTCCCGTCAAATCCGGCGATAATCCCCGCAGAGCGTCCTTCCTGGCTCGAATGGCGGGGAACCCCGGGCCGGATCGTGACAGCAAGGGCCGACCGACACGGAAATTGTTGTCGCTCCGCGCCTGGGGCGCTTCATCTACAGCGGATGCCAAACGTAAAGCTGCCGCTATAAGCAAGAGGAACAAGGCAAATGCCTAAACTATCGATCAGAGAAGTCATGGCTCGAGAGGCTAAGGCACAGGCTCGAAAGGATGAATGGCGCACAATCTATGAAGATTGTTATGAATTTGCCCTGCCCCAGCGCAATCTTTACAATGGATATTATGAGGGCAAAACCCCCGGCAAGGGGAAGATGCAAAGAGTTTTTGATAGTACCGCAATGGCTTCCACTAAGAGATTTGCCAATCGTTTGCAATCTGGGTTGTTCCCCCCCAACCGCAAATGGTGTCGTCTCGAACCCGGTTCTGCTGTTCCTCCACGGGATCGGGAACGAGCGCAACAGATCTTGGATGCTTATGTTGATATAATGTTTGACCAATTGCGCCAGACCAGCTTTGATCTAGCGATGGGTGAGTTTCTCTTAGATCTTTGTGTTGGCACAGCTGTAATGATGGTAATGCCCGGTGATGAAGTTACGCCTGTTAGATTTTTGGCTGTGCCTCAGTATTTGGTTGCCATTGAAGAGGGCGCATATGGCATTGTCGATAATGTTTATCGAAAGCTGCGCATCAAAGCAGAGTCAATTACCAGAGAGTTTTCAGACGTTCAGTTGACGCCAGAGTTAGAGGATGCAATTGATCGACGCGGATCTGAAGAGTTAGATCTCTTTGATGCAATTATCTTCGATCAGGAAACTGGCCGGTATCATTATCACGTTGTTTGGCCAGCCAAGTCACAAGAAATTGTTTATCGTGAAATGCCATCCAGCCCATTTATTGTTGCCCGGTTCAGCAAAACCGCTGGTGAAATTTATGGTCGTGGTCCTTTGGTTGATGCGATCGCTGATATTAAAACGCTTAACAAAACGCTCGAGCTTGTTTTGAAGAATGCAAGTCTTGCAATATCCGGCGTATATCTTGCGGCAGATGATGGTGTTCTTAATCCACAGAACATTAAAATACAGCCCGGATCAATCATCCCCGTAGCAAGAAATGGTGGGCCACAAGGCGCATCTTTGGCCCCATTGCCCAAAGCCGGAGATTTTAACACAAGTCAAATCATTATTCAGGATCTAAGAGTAAACATCAAAAAGATCCTAATGGATGATACATTGCCGCCGGACACAATGTCGGCTCGATCTGCAACGGAAATAGCGCAACGCCAACGTGAACTGGCAACAAACCTTGGATCTGCTTTCGGTCGTTTGATGACTGAAATTATGAACCCACTTGTTTCCAGGATCTTGTTTGTCCTAGATCGCCAGGGCTTGATTGATATGCCATTGAAAGTCAATGGCGTCCAAGTTAAAGTTGCTCCGATATCGCCGTTGGCGGAAGCGCCAAAGATGGAGGAAGTTAATCAACTTCTAAGCTTTATGCAGATCGCCAATGCAATGGGACCAATGGGTCAATCTTTCCTTAACATCGAGGAAAGTATATCATTTATTGCCGAGAAAATGGGTATTGATCAACGGGTACTAAATACCCCAGAGGAACAACAGGCTATGATGCAACAAATGCAACAAGCTATGATGCAAGAACAGCAACCTATGCCAACTGACCAAACAATAGCAGAGGTAATGCAATGAGTTCTCCAGACGGTTGGGAAGGTATAAGCCAAGCGTTTGTTGAGCCGCCAAAAGCGGACGACCTTGATATTCTTTATGGAAGGGTCTTTAAATCTGAGGAAGGTCAAAAGGTGTTACATCACCTGAGACAGATAACTATTGAACAACCTTCTTGGTATCCAGGTGAAGATGCAAGTCATGGTTTTGTTAGAACCGGTATGGCTGAATTGGTACGCCTGATTGAAAAGCGGGTTGATAGGAGTAACAATGTCTGAACAAGCTGAAGTAATCGAAACATCTGAAGATGCGCCCCTGGTTAATTTTCAAAAGCCAGAAGAACAACATCAAGAACAAGAACAGCCATTTCAATTACGGCCAGAAGAAAATGAAGAAGTTGAAGTTGACAATGAGCCTATCGAGCGTCCTGATTTTTATCCAGAAAAGTTTTGGGATGATGATGGACCTGATGTTGAAAAGTTGGCAAAAAGTTATGCTGAACTTGAAAAGGCATTTAAGCAAGGCAAACACAAAGCGCCAGATGGTGATTATGAAATTAAAAATCTGGTGGATAATGGCCTCGACCCGGAGGATCCGACCTTCCAGGTATATAATGATTGGGCGCAAAAATACGGTATATCGCAGCAAGCCTTTGAAGAGTTGGCCGGGGATATTCTTGGGGCATCAATGGAAGCGGCTGAATTTGCTGACTATGATCGTAAGCAAGAAATGGATAAACTTGGTGAGCGCGGTCAAGAAAAAATTGCATATCTCGAGCGACACATAACCAAAGCAGCATTAACTAATTCAGAGCGTGAAGCTTTAGCATATAGTCTTAATAATGCTGACGCTATCAATGCAATGACCAAGTTTATTCAGGGTTATACGAATGAAGGCATACCGACAACGCCGGTTGTGGATAGCCCGGAAATGACTAGAGAAGATCTTGCTCAAGCAATTTCAGATCCTCGATGGCAGACAGACGCAGTCTGGCGAACAAAGATTGAAAAACAATGGGCGGCAGCAAATAGCTAGATTTTGTTGCAATCACTACATTTTGCGTGTATAGGCAGATTAAGGGCTAACCGTTGCGCGGCCCCTTGATGCGGTAAACCGCTGGATGGCGCGACCATTTTCGCGCAAGCGACTGCCCGAATTACATCGGCTAACAGTAAGCG